AAGATATACCGATACTGAAGAAAAGAACTTTTATCTTCGTTATGAAAATGGCGAAACCCTTCAAGAAATAGCAAACGAACAAAAGGTCCACCCAACGACTATCAGGAGAGCAATCGATCGATACGAAAGATTTAAAGAATATTATGAAAAACAAGAAAGCTGCTCTGAAGATACTCCGTCAAGTTCTGGGACCCGATAAGATAACATCAAAAGATGAACATTATTTTAAATGCCCTGCGTGCGATCACCACAAGCGTAAATTCGCTATTAATTTCACTAAAGGTGCTTATCATTGTTGGGTTTGCGATTATCGCGGTCGTAATATTAGGCGCGTTGTTAGAAGTTATGGTTCGTATAACCAACTACAGAAATGGGACTCAATATCGGAGCGAAGTGATCTTGAAAAATTTACTGAACTCTTTATGGAAACAGAGCGTACAGAAGACAAAAGCAAAGTGGAACTCCCAGAAGAATTCACAAGCCTCTGCAAAGACTCCATCCCAGCCACCGGCACATATGCGCTCCGATATCTCCAAAAGCGAGGAGTAACAAAAGAAGATATTCTCAAGTGGAAGATCGGCTTCTGCTTTAGTGGAGAATATCGCAACAGAATTATTATACCTTCTTTTGATGCAGATGGCGACTGTAGCTACTTTATCGCCAGATCCTATACAGGTGATAGCTACAAGTATAAAAACCCGCCAGCGTCAAAAGATGTGGTGTTTAATGAACTATTTATTGACTGGAATAAAGACCTAATACTGGTCGAAGGAGTATTCGATGCCGTGGTTGCAGGAAATGCCGTCCCGATACTTGGCTCAACTTTACGTAAAGGATCAAATCTCTTGCGTCAAATCGTCAGAAATGACACCCCGATCTACATCGCCCTTGACCCAGACGCAGCAGAAAAAGAACGCCGGATTATTAAAATGCTGTTGGAGTACGATATCGAACTTTATAAGATCGATGTTTCGGGCTACGAAGACGTAGGCTCAATGCCCAAACAAGTGTTTGAGCAAAGAAAGAATAACGCAACCTTTATCGAGAGTGATAACTATTTACTGCTAGACTTATTGTCTGCGGTATAAAGATGCCTTATTACAAGCGAAATGAAAAATGCACCAACGCTTCTGGTGAACCCGGTAGTTTCGTGACCATCAAGAAAGACGGTGGAAAACGTCAGTGCTGGAAAAATAAAGCAGCCTTTGAGAGAGCCCAAGCCGCTAGACACGCCAAAGGAGTTGCAGAAAGAACAATGCGCATTACAGAGTCAAGGTTAAGAGAGATCATTCGCGAAGAAGCGGAGATCAGATATTTAAAGCAAACAATTTCCGAAGTAATTGATGAAATGAATCTAAACCTGACGCAAGAACAACGTCAGTTATTAGAAGAAGACATTATAGACTCACTTAAAAAGGCAGCAAGAAAAGCAAGACTACCTCTTTTGGTTATGGCTGCGTTAGCATTTGGAAGCCAAGTAGCAGCAGACCTCCAAGACTACGAGGGTGTGGGCACCACAGTAGCGGCAGCACAAAAGATCAGCAATGCTATCAATGCTTCACAGAACATTTCCCAAGCACGTGCAGACGCTATCGAAAAGGCAATTGAAGCCAGTGCTCGTGAAGGAGAGATCTCTGCCGACCTGCAAAAAGGTGTCAGCGCAGATACCGCTAAGGACATCGCGATGGACCGCTTAGAGACAGAGTTTGTACAGAAAGGCGCAGTAAAGAGCACCGGGCAAGCACAAGCAGGACCCGGCGGAGCCCAGTATTTGGTTTTCGTACCATACGACTCATTACCCGATGGATACAAGGACACATTTACCAGAGGTGCCGAAAAAGAGGATCTCAAGCAATACTACCAGACAATGGATATACAAGATCTCAAAGACTTAGTTACTGACTTTAATTCTTGGGGCTCAGAAGGCTCGGGACAGTTCTATGATTCTGAAGTAGGCAAGCTTCTTCCTGCATCTTGGTCTATCGCATACAAAGCACTTCAAGATAAGACTGCGGAACGCGGCGCCAAAGGCAAAAGTCTTGCGAAAGAAAATGCTTGACAGCCACATTTGGTAGTGATATGTTAAAAGCGTAAGGAGGGACTTATGCAGAGTTATATTTTTAAAATACTAATTCTTCAAGTCAGTGTTCTATTAATTAGTTTTTGCAGTACCCTCTTTTTATGCAAAGCAATTAGTTAGGAGAGTTTGTGAGCATCAAGATCGCGCACGTATCGGACATTCACGTCCGCAAATTAAAGTACCATAAGGAGTACCGAGCAGTATTCGAGCAGTTATATGAAAAGCTGCGAGAAGAAAAGCCAGATATCATCGTAAATACAGGCGATACCTTCCACACAAAGTTGGATATGTCGCCCGAAGCAATTAAGATGATGAGTGATCTATTCGTAGGTTTAGCAGACATTGCGCCTTACCATATGATCCTCGGCAACCACGATATGAATTTAAAGAACAGTGGTCGTCTTGATGCTATTTCGCCCATCGTAGAATATCTTAATCATCCAAACATTCACTTCCACAAGTATTCAGACGTTGTGGAGGTTGCTGATGGCGTTGATCTACATGTGTTGTCTATTGTTGATCCAGAGAACTGGAAAACAGAACTACCGCAAGACCGCGTAAACATCGCGCTTTATCACGGTTCTGTTGTTGGGTCTGTAACAGACAGCGGTTGGATGATGACGCACGGCGACATCTCGCTTGATGAACTTGAAAAGTATGACTATGCATTGCTTGGAGACATTCACAAGACAGATCAAAAGGTAGATAACGACGGCAGAGCAAGGTATCCCGGCTCGCTTGTGCAGCAAAACCACGGAGAGTCTAACGACAAGGGCTATCTTATTTGGGACATCCAAGATAAGAATGTGTGGAACACGCGACATGTTTCGCTTGTAAACCCAAAGCCGTTCATTACTATCGAACTTACTCGCAAAGGCAGGATGCCGAAGAACACAGAGATACCAACAGGTGCTCGTTTGCGGTTAGTTAGCAACAACAACCTACCACTAGACGTAATGCGCCGTGCAGTTGATATTGCAAAGCACAGGTTCCAGCCAGAGACTATATCGTTTCTTAACAGAGCGTCAGGTGAGCGTGGTTCTGTTGAGGCTTTGACGGATGAACTTGGTAATGATAACCTTCGCGACGTTGCAGTGCAAGAAGAACTTATCGAAGAGTATTTGGTAGACTATGAAGTTCCAGAAGCGACAATGGAAAAAGTCTTTGAACTAAACAGAAGATACAATAAGATCGTAGAGGACAACGAAGATGTATCAAGAAATGTTAATTGGCGCCTTAATAATTTTGAGTTTGATAATTTGTTTAATTATGGCGACGGCAATAAAGTCAATTTTGAAGAGTTAAGCGGCATTGTCGGCATCTTTGGAAAGAACTTCTCAGGTAAGTCGTCTATTATTGATGCGATCTTGTGGACGATGTTCAACTCTACATCAAAGAACGAGCGTAAGAACTTAAACGTTATCAACCAAAATAAAAACTATGCTTCCGGCAAAGTTCAAATTGATATCGGAGAAAAGACTTATACTATTGAAAGAAGATCCGATAAGTATACAAAGCGACTTAAAGGCGAAGAAACACTAGAAGCCAAGACAGATCTAAACTTTGAAGTTTATGATAATGTAATGGGAGAAACTCAGTCTCTAAACGGCTTGACTAGGACACAGACCGATGCAAATATTCGTAAGCATTTCGGTACGTTAGACGACTTCTCTGTTTCTTCTTTGTCGTCCCAACACGGTGCCCTCACGTTTATTGACGAGGGCTCAACACGACGGAAAGAAATTATCGCCAAGTTCTTGGATCTAGAATTCTTTGAGCAAAAGTTCAAACTTGCAAAAGAAGACTCTGTTGATCTGAAAGGTGCTTTAAAGCGGATGGAAACAAAGAACTATGACGACGAGATAGAAAAGCATACGGAAGAACTACAAACCGCAAGAGAGTCATTAATTCAACAACAAGAAACTTGCGCAGCTTTGAAGAGCACACTAGCTACTTTAAATGAAGACTGCGGCAAAACACAAAAGATAATTGACTCTATTCCAGCAGAGATCATAGACATTGCTGCTATCACAACCGAGATCCGCAGCAAAGAAAATGAAATAACAGCGTTGGATATAAAGATCTCCGAAGACGAAGGAACATTAAAAACAAAGCAAGGTGTATATCAAAAGGTTGTTGCATTCTTAAATGAGTTTGAGTTAAGCAAGTACGAAGACTTACAAAAGCAAATAACCGAACACCAGTCAGAACTGAAAGCACAAGAAGACCTTCTCGATAAACTTCTAGAAGCACACAACAATATCTTGAAGAAAGAGAAACTTCTACACGAGCACGAATATGATCCAAACTGCAAGTATTGCTGTGATAATGAGTTTGTTAAGGAAGCCCACGAAGCCGTCGCACAAAAGAATTCTGTTGAGACACAGCAAGCACAAACATTAAACAACATCAGCAACATCACAAGTCAAATAGAAGCACTTGACCCAGTTGATGTCGGCAACCAACTTGATAGATACTCTCGGATGGAGGACAGCAAGAACACCATCACATCAGAGATAGCAGATCTAAACTTGGAGATAGAAAGAAACAAAAACTCCATTCACAGAATCGAGGCTTCACTAACCACTCTCCGAGCCAAGAGAGATGAATATGAAGAGAACAAAGAAGCAATTGAAAACCTTGAAACGCTATTGTCTCAATTGAACGAATGTCATTACAAGATCAAGCAAACAAATAATGAGATCGATAAGTGTGAAGTAGCAACGCTTGACTTTGTAAAAGCAGTTGGCTCTCTTGAACAAAAGGTAGAGAACATTCGAGAGCAAAAGAAAGAATACACAGAACTACAACGAGAGTTCTCTGCATATGATTTGTTTATGCGCTGCATGCACTCAAACGGTATTGCATACGACATTATCAAGAAAAAGATACCCGTCATCAACTCCGAGATAGCAAAGGTGTTAGCAAATATTGTAGAGTTCGAGGTGTTCTTCGAAGCATCAGGAAACAAGTTTGATATCTTCATTAAACACCCGCGTTATGATGAGCGTCCCATTGAAATGGCTTCGGGTGCAGAGAAATCATTGTCTGCAATTGCGATACGTCTTGCGCTTCTAGGTGTATCGTCGCTACCAACTGGTGATATTTTTGTGTTGGATGAACCCGGAACTGCATTAGACGAAGAAAATATGGAAGGTTTTATTCGGATCTTGGAACTAATTAAGGTATATTTTAAGAATGTTTTGCTTATCTCGCACCTTGACTCACTTAAAGATTGCGTAGATATGCAGATCATGATTGATAAAAAAGAAGGATTCGCAAAGGTAAACCAATGAACGATAATGATAATAAAAACGAGTTTGACTTTCTGCCTCCCGCAGAGCCACCACCCTCCTTTAATCAGGAGAAAGACCACTATCACGAAGAAGTTGAAGCAGAAGATTTCGGAATGGTTGAGGACTTCGGATTACAGATGGAATATTCTGATGAAGATCTCCTCCCAGAAAACACTGCGCCTTCCTCTCTGAATGTGGGCTTTGTTGGCGTCGGCGGTGGAGGCAACAAAATGGCGAATGCGTTTATTGAATTAGGTTTCAATAAAACGCTACTCGTAAACACAACTGGAAAAGATATTCCAAAGAATGTTGAAGAGGATCATGTCGTTTTGATTCCTGATTCCGACGGAATCGGCAAGAATGTAGAATACGGAAAAGAGGTATTAGCACAAAATGGAGCAATTGTTGAAGATGCTCTCCGCATCAAACTTGGTAAAGTTGATTGGTTATTCGTCCTTGCTGGCGGTGGCGGTGGTACCGGTAGTTCTGTTACTGCTTTACAGCCTGTCTTTGAGCGTTACTTACGTTCTATTCAAGCAAGCGGTAGAGTCGTATATGTAGTTTCTTGGCCAACAGCACAAGAAAACCTCAACCCCACTATTGCTCGCAATGCCTTGACGCTCGCAAATGATGTTGCAAAGTATCCGCACATCATTCTCGACAATGAGCGTTCTACTCGTTTGCTTCGCGGCAGAATTGGTATGCTTGGTATGTATCCTGTCGCCAACACACAATTTGCTAAGTCACTTGCCCAAGTGCTTAAACTCTCCTCAGAGGACTCACCGATCCAATCTTTTGATAGTAAAGATCTGGAAACTTGCTTGGGCAATGACGGTCGTGCCTTTATGGGCTCAACCATGATAAAAGATCCAAACACTGGAAAGCTTGGATCGGTGATCCTTCACAACTGCATGAACCGTTCTGCGTGCCCTCCACCAAAGGGTAAGGCAGCCGCAGGCTCGTTGGTGCTGGTTGTCTCAGAAGAAATGGTAGCAGACCCCAAGGTCAGCAAGAATATTGAGTCGGCAATCGCTTATGTCGGCGGTCGATGCGAGACACTTTTTTCTGGCGTTTATGTGCGAAAGAATGTGCCCGGATTGATTGCGATACTAAGTATGAATGGTTTAGCAACATAGGAGATCCAAAATGAGAATCACGAAATCACAACTTAAACAGATCATTGCAGAAGAATTAAATGAAATGGGTACATTCCATAAAGGTGGGTTAGATTGGGACACCTTGGATCAAGAAACAAGTAACACCATCAGCCGCGTAATGGAAAGTTTCATTGCAAGACTCAGAAGAATCGACAACAAAGAAGCAAGATCAATAATGAAATCTATGCGCGAGTTGTTACAGCTTCCTTCCGATCAACAACAAGAGATAATGTCGGCGCTGACAAAGATGTTAGCAACTGACTCAGATCCCGGACAGGAAAGCTTTTAAACATAATAGGAGATTGTAATGGCTAGACGTAAAAACACAAGAAGATTTGATCCTCGTTATTTTATGGACGAGAAGACAGATATTATTAAAGAAGAAATTGAAGATCCTTATCTTCAGAAAAGTCCAGAACGTGCAGATGATCAACAATCATATGAAATGGCTATGGATGCATCCCGCCAAACGGTAATGGACGTATTTGGAGAAGATGTTGGCAGTATAGCTTGGGAACTTATCACAACAGCACTTTACGCCCAACCCGGCAGCTTTGAAGGTGTAATGCCTTTACATCAAGAAATTGCAGATTTGAAAGAATTATAGTATGAATGGATTAGCAACATAGGAGAACCAAAATGAATTTATGGAATACGATAAAGGGCTGGTTTTCGGCTCCTAGCGCTGATGAGTGCTGTGCAGAACCACACGAACACGTAGAGGCCGCAACAACCGAACCAACTATGGAAGCAACACCTGTGGAAGTTGAAGAGACTCCGGAGCCTGAAGCCGTCGCCGCCGTCGCAACTGTTGAGGCTAAGCAGCCACAAGCAGCCGCAAACCCAGCAATGATTGGCGAGATGTTTGCTCATATGTGCAGAGAAGCCGGCGTCAAGCAAAGATACTTAGACAGCACAAATGCCGTCACCTTATTCCAAGAGTGGTATACAGGTGAAGCAAACGAAGAAGACATTAAGGCAGCAATATCGGAGTTTAAGAAATTGAACCCACCGGTTAACGCCAAATTTCAAGGAAAAATATAATGCAAAAGTTATTTGAAGACTGGAGAAGGCACATCGACGAAGAGAACGTTGAGGAAGGTATTGAAAACATAACACCTGAAAACCTCACTATTGTTCTTGATGCGTTTGAGAAGTTTCTTAAAGAGCCAGCAGTTATGACCGCACTCTTGGGTGGTGGTATCGCCGCAGCAGTGAAAGTAATTGAAGACAAGTTCGGAACTACAAAGAGCCCAACTAGTCCAACTCGTCCTGCTGAGATGGACAGAACCTTGGAAGAACAAGAGAAGAACAACCCTTATGCTATTTGCACAGCATCTGTTGGTCGCGACGACAAGAAAAAGTACGAGAAGTGCGTTAGAGACGTTAAGAGACAAAACAGGAGCAAGTGATGATGGCGAAAGCAGAAGCGTTTATTGACTCTTGGTTAGCAAAGTTAACGTCTCGCAAACTGATGGTCTGGCTTACAGCGACCGGTCTTACTTTGGCTGGTCACGTAACAAGCGAAGACTGGGTTATTGTCTCGGCTATTTATATTGGCGGTCAAACGGTCATTGATGGAATAGCCCGACTTAGAGGACACAATGGTTAAAAAGCAAATACTAGAATTTGCATTGAAGAACTGGAAAGCAATACTCATAGTGTTGCTTTTAGTCGTTATAGCGATGAAGTCTCGCCGTGACTATGCCCTAATGCAAAAAGCATACGACACAAGGGTTCAGTCTTACGAAGCACAGATCGAAGGACTAAAAGAGATCCACAAACAAGAGATCCGAGAAAAACAAATATTAATTGAAAGTCATCTTGAAAGGATCGCTGTAATAGAAGAAGAATATGAACAAGCCCTTGGAACACTTGAAGACACAAAAGAAAAAAAGAAAGACGAATACACTAAAAAGTTCCATACCGACAAAGAGCAGATAATTAAAGATATAGAAGCAAAGTTTGGTATTAAGTATGCTCGTTAAATTACTATTAATGCTTTCAATGACTGCCGAAGCAACGGACTTAGGAAAGTTTACAATAGTAGAATACAACCAGCCAACACCATTTGCTGGCGTGCTGTTCGACGAATACGCAACAGCAAAAATATTATCAGACTACGACACTGCTTTATATGCGTGTGATATCAGAACAGAGTATCAGTTGAAGATCCAAAAAGAAGAATACGAATTTAAGTTGGAGAACCTGAGAATAGAAAAAGATGCATTAACAAAAGAATACAATTTGTTTATAATGCAAAAGAACACAGAGATAGACGCGCTTGCGGAAGCACTAAAAAAAACATCTCCCCAATACAAATGGTTGTATTTTGCTGGTGGGATCCTATTTGGTACTGCAAGTTCATACGCCGCATATAGAGCCCTTAAATGAATAAAGACCCTAACCGCATAGCAGCAGTTGAAAAAGCAATTGCAGAAAAGTATGGCGACGAAGCAATAGCCAACCCTCGCGCTAACTGGGATGAAGAAAGAGAAAAAGACTACCTACAACAAATGAAGGAGTTCTACAAAAAAGTTAACAAAAATGAAGGGTTCCAAGAGAAAATAGATATAAATGGTATAAAGGTTACAAAAAAACTACTTAATAGAGAATCTCTAAAAAGTTGTCCTGTCTGTGGGTCTTTCCCAAAGAAATCAATGGATGATGTCTGCTTCGTCAAATTTGATTGCTGCCATCGCTGCTACATTCAATATGTCGAAGATAGAGAAGAGAGATGGCTACAAGGATGGCGACCAAATGAAGATAAGCAAAGCGAAACTTAAACAAATCATTTTAGAAGAAATAAAAGAAGCATGCGGCGGACACATGCCGGCACAAATGCAGTCACCTTGCGCTGATGACCACGAGGCATCAATGGCTAAATCCGATTTATATAAGTTAGCAAACTACGCAGCAGAGTTGGAACAAATGATTCAAGACGGCGAAGAACTCGAAGGCTGGGTACAAGCAAAGATTACAAAGGCGGCAGACTACATATCTTCCGTCAAACATTATTTAGAATATGAAAAAATGAGAGGACATGAATAATGGCAACAGTATATGAAATAGTCCAAGGACTTTCACAAGCCGCAGCAAATGCATATGACGGCGCTTTGGATGAAAGCGGAGAGCCAGTAAAGGCAGGTCTCCAAAGAGAAGAGGGAGATCCCATTCTTGATAGAAGAGTCCTCGATGGTTTTAATGTTAGAATTTATGGAAACATGATGTGTCTTTCGTATATGTCCGAGGTTCAACTTAAAGAAGTTCATGAAAATGGTTTCGAGCAAGAAGTGGAGCAAAGAATTGCAGACATCGCCTCGTTCTTGAAGAAAGAATACAAAAAGATAACAGGCGAGTCAGTTAGCCTTACTGCTGAGGGCGAGGTTGATATGATGGTCCAATCTACTTCAAACGTTAGAAGTTGGGTTCAAGCAAAGATGCACTACAAGGTCGGCGGACTAAATGAAGAGATGGACAACGCTACTGGATCAAAAGCACCCGACGAATATTGGAAAAGTTTTATGTCCCAAGGCGGCTGGAACGGCGAAGGCGGAAAGCGTCCACAAAACGATACCAGAAAAAAGGAATCGTAAAATGAAAGTCACCGCTAACCAACTTCGCAAGATCATTATCGAAGAGTATATCAAAGAAGAACAATTAACTGAAGCAGATCCTAAAACAATCGAAGATCTTCTTAAACAAATTCAAGGCGACAAATATCGTCCACCCGAAGAGCGCGATCCTGTGCGCTACAAGAAAAACTTTGGCGACACTGCTGCAATGGAAAAGCCGTTCCGCAAACAAGCCGATGATACGTTCGCTATGGATATGGACGACGACACAGCAACCACACCAGTTGCTGATGAGCCGGCAAGCCCAGAAGAACAAATTGCAGCCATCGTTAGTGGTATGGATGCAGAGGCTGTTGCCGAAATTTTCAACGCAGTTTTCTCTAAAATGCAACCAGATGAAGAGCCTGCACCCGAGACTCTTTACAGCCCCGGTGCAGAAGGCAGACCAGTTGCCGGTTTCAAGCTTGAAGAACTGAAACAAATGATAAGAGAAATGCTAGCAGAAAATGTATGAGTTTCCAGTTAGACAGAAAACAACAAGTCAAAGAAATACTCAAGTGCGGTAAAGATCCCGTTTACTTTCTAAAAACCTATGCCCGTATATCTCACCCGATGCACGGGCTTATCTTATTTGATACATATGACTTCCAAGATGTCCTGCTTCAAGACTTCAACGATCATCGTTTTAATGTTATCTTGAAAGCACGTCAGTTAGGTATTTCCACTATTACTGCTGGATACATTACTTGGCTTATGCTTTTTCACAGAGATAAGTCTATTCTTGTTATGGCTACCAAGTTTGCTACTGCTGGTAACTTGGTCAAGAAAGTCAAGAACATTATGAAGAACTTGCCGCAGTGGATTCGTATTGCTACTATCTCTGTTGATAACCGCACGTCTTTTGAGTTGTCTAATGGCTCATCTATTAAGGCGGCATCGACCTCTGGCGATGCTGGTCGTTCCGAAGCACTGTCTTTGCTCGTGCTTGATGAGGCAGCACACATTGAAGGTCTTGAAGAACTATGGACTGGTTTGTATCCCACGCTGTCTACTGGTGGTCGCTGCATTGCGCTTTCAACGCCAAACGGTGTTGGTAACTGGTTTCACAAAACTTGCACCGACGCAGAAGCAGGCGCTAACAATTTTCATCTAACAACGTTACCTTGGGATGTTCATCCCGACAGAGACGAGGCTTGGTATAAAAAAGAAACCAAGAACATGTCCAAGCGTCAAATAGCGCAAGAGTTAGAATGCAACTTCAATACGTCAGGCGAAACCGTCATTGACCCCGAATGCATGGAATGGCTGCTCACAAAAATCAAAGAACCAAAATACAGAACTGGCTTTGATAGAAACTTTTGGATATGGGAAGAGTTCGATCCTACTTGCAATTATCTAATGGTTGCAGACGTTGCTCGTGGCGATGGAGCAGACCACTCCACATTCCACATTGTTAAACTAGAAACGCTAGAAGTTGTCGGAGAATATCAAGGCAAACCAACGCTAGACATGTATGCTGATATATTAAATCAAGTTGGAAGAGAGTTTGGAAATGCTATGCTTGTTGTTGAGAACAATAACATCGGCTTTTCTGTCTTAACAAAATTAATTGACCACGAGTATCCAAACTTATATCACTCTATCAAGTCAACACACGAGTATATAGAACAACATCAAGCAGAGGTAAGAAACTCTGCTGTTCCGGGTTTTACTACCTCTATGAAGACCCGACCTCTTATCGTCGCGAAATTAGAGGAGTTTATCAGAAATAAACTAATTACCATATATTCTACTCGCACTATTAACGAGATGAAGACTTTTATTTGGAGGAATGGTAAACCACAAGCAATGAAAGGATACCATGATGACCTCATCATGGCTCTCGCAATTGCTTGCTGGGTTAGAGATACAGCATTACAAACAAGCGCCCGAGAATTAAATTATCAAAAGGCTTTTGCTGATGCTATAATAAGCTCGAAAACTACCATGAATACACAAGTTAAAGGTCAAACAGGCTACAAGAAAGATAACATTTTTGATAAAATGAATGAAGCTAAAAACATATACGACCAATACAGTTGGATTATAAAGTGAGAAAATAAATGGCTAATAAGTTTGATAAAAATCCAAAGAACAGACAATCGGAATTGTTCAAGTCTCTAACAAGGTTATTCTCCGGACCAATCATTAATTACCGCTCTCAGTCTGGTCGTCGTATTCGCAGACAACACCTTGACAAGTTTTCCAGCAGATTCAAGTCGGCATCTGGACAGCAGTTTAAGAAGTCGCTTTATAACCCATTAGATACAGTTGCAACAAATGCCATCGCAAACCAGCGCCGCTCCGAACGCTACGTTGACTTTGATCAAATGGAATACACACCAGAGATCGCATCGTCGCTTGATATCTATGCAGACGAGATGACGACATATTCAGATCTTCGTCCAATGCTTAACATCAAATGCCCCAACGAAGAAATAAAAGCAGTGTTGGCTATTTTGTATGAAAACATTCTTAACGTTCAATACAACTTGTTTGGTTGGTCGCGCACAATGTGCAAATATGGCGACTTCTTCTTATATCTAGACATTGATGACAAGTATGGTGTTCAGTCTGTTATCGCGTTGCCCTCATCGGAGATCGAGAGGCTTGAAGGCGGAGACGCAACAAACCCTAACTATATTCAATATCAGTGGAACTCTGCTGGTATGACTTTTGAGAACTGGCAGATCGCTCACTTCCGTATCCTTGGAAACGATAAGTATGCGCCATACGGCACTTCTATTCTTGAGCCAGCACGTCGTATTTGGCGTCAGCTTACACTTATGGAAGACGCAATGATGGCTTATCGCGTCGTCCGCTCATCAGAGCGCCGCGTATTCAAGATCGATGTTGGTGCTGTTCCTCCGCAAGATGTTGAAGGATACATGCAAAAGATCGTCTCACAACTTAAGAGAAACTCTGTTGTAGATTCTGAAACTGGTCGCGTTGACCTTCGCTACAACCCGATGTCCATCGAGGAAGACTACTTCATTCCTATTCGCGCTGGCTCTGCAACCGATATCCAAACACTTGCAGGTGCGCAAAACATCACAGCGATTGATGATGTGAAGTATCTCCGCGACAAGTTATTTTCCGCGCTAAAAATTCCCCAGTCGTATCTCACGATGGGCGAAGGCGCAACAGAAGACAAGACCACACTCGCACAAAAGGACATTCGTTTCGCAAGAACAATCCAAAGACTTCAAAGAGTTGTTATTTCAGAACTTGAAAAGGTCGGTATTATCCACCTTTATACTCTTGGTTTCCGCGGCGATGACTTGCTGTCTTTTTCGTTATCTCTCAATAACCCATCTAAGATCGCGGAACTTCAAGAGATCGAGCACTGGAAAGCAAAGTTCGACATCGCTGGTTCAGCAACAGAAGGCTACTTCTCACGCCGCTGGGTTTCAGAGAACATCTTTGGTATGAACCACGAAGAGTTCATCAGAAACCAAAGAGAAATGTACTACGACCGCAAGCACGA